TTCTTGGCTTCGGCAGCTTTCTTAGCTTCAGCAGCCTTCTTAGCTTTTTGCTGCTTCATTTCAGTTTTGGCCATTTCTTCTGGATGTGTCTGAGAGTAACCGTATCCTCCTACAATTGTTAAGGCAAGGAAACCAAGAAAAAGGTAACGTGCCTTAAATCGACTATTTTTTTTAAAAATATACTTTCTAATAGCAGTTACTACAGCATAAATAAATAACAAAACTCCTAAAAGCACCGCAATTGCACCAAACCAATAACTTAAACCTAAAATGACAACGATTGATATTATTTTGAGCCACAAATTTTTATTCCATAAATCTATCACTGTTTTCAAAATTTACTCCTGGCTAGCTTTTAACGAGGATCAAGGTTTGCTCGTAGTTTTTTAAATTATACGTCGTTCGAGCCCTATCTTAGAGTTTAGCTCTATAATGATATTTTTGACCAACGATTCCCACTTGTGATCAATGTGACATGCATCCATTATACTATAAATATTCCAATTTTCGGGGTCATCATCAGTCTTATCTAAGTAGTGTACAACTTGAGATTGGACTTCCTCTTTGTCCCATGTTTTTATTTTAGATTTCAGAACGATAATTTTGCTCAGCTTTTCAGGGCAACCAGTTACTTCGATGAAGCGATTGATATCTTCAACAGTTCCACCTTGTTCTTCAAATATTTCCCATAGGATAAGTATAGCTTCCCTATCAGCATTTTTTTCGCAAGGGTTGTCCCAATCATAATCTGAGTGTCTAATCGAGTCTTTGTTTTTAGCATGAATGTATTCATGGCAAGCATCAAATGCCGTCGCTCTTTCTAAGTCTATGATCCCCCAACCATACCTATATGAGATATACGCACTTGCGCCATTAAGCTTTTCGAATTTAACTTCTATGCCTAAATTTTCAATTTTAACAATTATTAATTCTAGTAGTTCCTTACCTGTCATAAACTACCATCCTCTCTTTAATATATAATCATTCAGGTAGCTTATGAGCAAATAAACGGCGGATTATCTCTTTGTCCTCTTCAGGGATAGGTTTACCGCCGACTGACAGCACACTGTCCCAATCGAAATCTTTTGGTTTACTAGCAATTTCGGCTAAATCCACTGTTTGTGTTGTAGGCTCAGCTTCATCACGCCCGAGAAGATAATCAACAGAAACATGAAAATAATCTGCTACTTTTGCAAGATCGCTTGCTTTAGGGTTTGATGTTTTCCATCGATAAAATAAGTTATCGCTGAAATTCAAGTCAGCTGATACAGAAGGGAGTGATTTTCCTCTTTTTTCTGCAAGATTTTTAATCCTATCAAAGGTAGTAGTATCAGTCATTATATAAGTCTCCTACAAATATTTTTACAAAAACGTAGTTTATCTCTTGACAAGAACTACAAAAACGTATATAATAATTCTTGTAAGATAAAAAGTTAGAAAAAACGATAGAAAAACAACTTAATCACAAACACTAAAAACGAGCTTCCCGGCGGTTTCAAATGTTTTTGATAAGGCTTTTCTCTATGCTTTTATTCTATACGAAATGTAGATGTATGTCAAGAGAGAACTACAAAAAATCTAACTTTTTATCTAATTTTTTTGAGAATAGGAGGAAGAAATGTCTGAAGTTGAACAAAGTTTTGAATCTCAGCGTGTGAAGATTGTTGAGCATTTAGAAAAAGAGGGGTTCAGTAATAAAGATGTTATTCGTGCATATGAAAACATAAAAGAGCCACCATATAAATTTGCTAAAACTGACATTAGCAGAATTTTAAACGGTCGAGAAATTAAATATACAAAATCAATAAAATGGTTTATCACATTTCTGGTTAAATACTTTGATTTAGATTAGAAAGGAAAGTCTATGTTTGAAGAAATGATTCAACAACTTCGAGATTCTGTTAGAGGAATTATTTTAGATTCCATGCATGATTTCATCTCTAAAGATAGTGAATTCAGTCTTGCTTTAACTCAAAAAGAAGTTATGGAGTTGATTGGATGTAAGGATGAAAGTACATTTGCAATTTCCTTTAAAGGTCATTTAAAATTTGCTGAAATCAAATATGGAAAATCAGGTACAAAATGGTCAAGAGACTTAGTTATTGAATGGTTTAAGGAACCACGAAATTTGCAGTTACAACGAAGAGGTAAATAAAATGAAAAACACAATCTTAACAAGTGAAGAAGCAGATGCCTTATTATTTAACTCATTAGTTGATGGTGCTAAATGGATTATCACTCGCACGGCTGATACCTTGCTTTATCAAGGAAGAACAATGAATTTCACACCACTTCGAACTGGTGGAGTGCTTGTAGAGGTGTACTGATGAGTGAACGCAAAAAAAGCCCCGTTGGCAGACGGGACTAGGTAGAAAATTTTAGAAAAGATTCTATCATTATTATAGCAAATTGGAGGATATATGGCGAATATTATTGATCCAAAACAAAGACAAACGCAGCACGAAAGAATTTTGGCATGGTTTGATAATCACGCTTCACTCACAAGATGGGAGGCATTGACTTTCCTTGGAATATGGGAAGCACCAGCTAGAATAAGTGAGTTACGAAAACAAGGATACAAGTTCCATACACAGCTTGAAAATGGAACAAGTGAATCAGGGTACCCATTTCAAAGTGCTGTGTGGACACTAGATAAATAGGAGAAAAGATGACCAATCAATTAACTGCAAAAACATATTTTAATGAACCAATTGTACAAGAAAAATTCGCAGAAGTCTTAGGTAAGGGTTCGAAATCATTTGTGAACAGTATTATTTCAATCACAAGCGATAACAGACTTTTGGCCAATACTAACCCGAAATCAATTATGCAGGAAGCAATGAAAGCAGCTGTGCTTAATCTTCCAATCGAAAAGAGTCTTGGTTTTGCTTATATTGTCCCATATAAAGGGCAAGCACAATTTCAAATTGGCTATAAAGGATTAATTCAACTGGCTATTCGTAGTGGACAAATTAAAAATATCAACAGTGGGGTGATTTATCAGTCACAATTCAAAGGATATGATCCATTATTCGAGCAATTAGACGTAGATTTTTCACAACCATCAGGAGGAGACATTGCAGGTTATTTTGCAAGTATTGAACTCTTAAACGGCTTTAGAAAATTGATTTATTGGAATTACGACAAAGTCTATGCACATGGGAAACGTTTCAGTAAATCATTTAGTAGCGGTCCTTGGAAATCAGATTTTGATGCGATGGCTCAAAAAACGTTACTTAAAGAGTTAATCAGTAAGTATGCTCCTCTTAGTCAAGAAATGCAGGAAGCGGTCAAGTTTGATAACGAGAGCGAAGATGTGAAGAACGATCCTGTAGATATAACGGCAGAAGCTGAGACACTTGATGACTTGCTAGAAAATAATAATGGAGTTGATCCAGAAACTGGCGAAATTCCAGAAGAAAGTGAGCAGTTAGATTTGGGAGTAACATACGATGACCCAAACGCAAAATGAACCACTCGATTTACTAGGGAAAGATTACTACGGATTAGAATCTGCAATTCGTTATTGGTCGGTGTCCCAGTTTAAAGATTTCAAAAAATGCCAAGCTGCAGCTCTAGCAAAATTAAGTTCATCTTTTCCAGATACGAAGGACGATAACACTGCGCTTATTGTTGGGAATTATGTTCATAGTTACTTTGAATCAACTGAAGCACACAAAGCTCATATTCAAAAATACTGTGATCTGATGATCAGTAAGTCAGGTAAAAACAAAGGGGAACTTAAAGCACCCTATAAAATTGCGGATACGATGATTAAGGCCCTTGAAAATGATTCACAGTTCATCAATTATTATCAGGGCGAAAAGGAAGTTGCGGTAACAGGTTTTATTGATGGCGTTGAGTTCAAAGGGAAAATCGACTGCTTAAATATTGAAAAAGGGTATTTTGTTGATATTAAAACCACTCGCTTGCCTATTGATGAAACGGTATGGAGTTCAGAGTTTGAGACACGTCTTCGGTGGTTTGAAGAATATGGCTATGTTTTACAAATGGCTGTTTACCAGGAATTATTGCGGCAAACTTACGGTAAAAATTTCCTACCAATTATCTATGCTGTAACTAAGGAAGATATACCAGACACAAGGGCGATTGTTTTTAAGACAAAAGAAAAACTCCGTTATGAGTTATCAGAACTTGAAGTTTTAATAAAGCGGTTTGACGAAGTGAAAAAAGGGATTAGAAAACCTGAACCTTGTGGGAAGTGTGATTTTTGCAAAGCAGCCAAGCTAAGTAAACGCATTGAAGTTTATTAGAAAAACAACATGTGCAATCCATGAACCACACTAAAAGCTGAGGTAGAGAGCTGAAAAAGCTCAACTTAACAATCATTTTTGGACGAATGATTCGTATTTAGTCAAGCTGGAGGGTGGCGGAACGAGCCGTAAAGTCAATGAGTATTCAGCTAAATAGCATAACCACTCATCGCCAGCTTTATGATTTGAAATTAAAAACTTGAAAATAAATTTTATAGAAAGGAGTGACAATGGCAAAAAAAAGAATGTTTAGTCAAGAGGTTGTTAGAAGTGATGATTTTTTAGACTTACCACAATCAAGCCAACTACTTTACTTTCATTTTGGAATGATTGCTGATGATGATGGAATCGTAGCAAGCGTTGAAAGAGAACTTAGATACCTTGGTTTTGGAAGTAAAGATGATTTAAAAATATTATCTGATAAGAACTTTATCGATTTCACAGTAGATGGAAAGCTAGTTTTTATTGTTCATTGGCTTAAAAACAATAATCTACGTGCTGATCGTTACGTGCAGACTGATTACAAAGCTGCCAGGGCTGAATTAGAAGCCAAAGGTTACCAATTTAAGGGGAAAAAAGTTGGTACACCACTTGGTATACCAAATGACAACCACTCCGCAGCCACAGATACAGAGAAAGATAAAGAGAAAGATAAAGAGAAAGGTTTAGATAAAGATATAGATAAAGGTAAAGTTAAAGATAAAGATAGAGACACTAATTCTCTGCTTACTGAATTTTTAAATACTTTTATTAACTTTTCAACTAAAAACCGTTCAAAACGAGCAGTTGCAACTGCTGAGTTTATAAAGCTCCCATCTTTTCAAAGAGAACAAGCGCTTAGTGGTGCAAAAAACTACATTCAGTCTTACCAAAATGAGCATCCTGAGGATGAAACAGGGCAATATAGCGTGAATGCTGTTAACTTCCTTTCAAATATGATGTTCATGGACTATCAAGAAGAAGTCAAGGCAGAAACTGGATATGATGACGAGTTAGGATTCTAGTGTATGAGACAAAAACAAGATGATGACATGCGCTGGTTTTATACTAAACGAGCGATACCAACAGGAATGTATTGTAAAGAGCACCAAGATGTGGAACTCGTTAGATACACACATCCTGTGTCTACAAACTATGATCCAATGATTCATGGTGAGTTAACAGCGGAAGGCTTGCAATTATCAAGCATGGCTTTCTGCACTCAATGTGAAAAAGATGGTGTTTATCAGAAACAGCAACAATCAAGAGCTGAGCAAAAGGCAAATTCAGACTTCATTAATCATAGTAAGTATGGAAAATACAACCTTTTGAAAACACATAGCCTAGTGGGTCAAAAATCGCTGTGGTTTGCTCGTTTTAATACCTTTAGGGTAAATGGTCTCGAAGAACAAAACGTGCTCAATCAAGCCAAAAGAATAGCCAGAGAGTACACCGAAGGTAAACAGTTTAATACTGTATTTGTCGGAGGAGCAGGAAGAGGTAAATCCCATTTAGCAATGGCAATCTTGCAAGAGGTAAATGAAAACCTCAAAGACAAGAAATTTTCTACCTTGTTTATGAATATCAGCGAACTGATTCGTGAAATCAAGAATAGCTGGAATTACAGCGACACAAAGGCAGAAGAAGAGAGACTGACAACATTAATGCGTTCAGTTGATTTGCTTGTGATTGATGATTTAGGAACAGAAAGCACGTTCTCAAAGGATAATAGTTGGATTCAAGGGATTATCTACAATATTTACAATGCAAGAGAAGGGAACACCATAATTACATCTAATCTAACAGGAAAAGAGATGAAAACGGCATACGATGATAAAATCGTTTCCCGAATTATGGAAGGTTCAAAAAACAGCGTTGTGAAATTTGAAGGGATCACAGATAAGAGGAAAAGCAAATGAATGAGATTTTAATCAAGCACTGGGAAGAGCAGCATTATCCATTGAGCAGGATGAAGAAAAACAAACTGATGCAAAAGCAGCCGTTTGAAGTAATATCAGCGCTTAAAAATATGGCAGATATGCCAGCAATTACTAAATTTGGAGAATAAAAAATGGAGGCAACAAAAGAAATCACAGGAAAATTTACACCAGAATTCAAAGAAACTGTAAAACAGTTTGGGGAATGGTTATTTGAACAAGGTTATAACTAAAATCTTAAAGGTTGGGCGTTTGTTATTAAGTTCAAATCAGACCAAGACTTTGAAAAAGTGGCGTTGAAAGCATGGGAACTGGATCGCGACAATAACCCTCAAATGGATTTGTTTGATAATGATGAACCAAAAGATGTCACTGCTGAACCTGAAAAGATTGAAGCTCCGGAAACTATTGATGGAGAATTTGACGAGGTAGAGTGATGAAATTTACTTTTGAATTATACCGCGCATCAAGTAAGTCAAAGGATGTGCCTAGAAGTAAAAAATTGATTTTGAATTCAAATGATAGAATGCATTTCCATCAAAAAGCAAAAGTGGTCCAGGAACTGAAAAGACTTGCTTACAATCAGATACACAATCCATTAAATTCCCTGGACTTGCTTCCTTTGTTTAATGTCACAAGACCTTGTGGGGTAACACTAACGGTTTATACTCCTACAAAACGAAGAAGTGATCCAGACAATTTACAACCGACTTTAAAAGCGATAATGGATGGGTTCACAGAATCAAGTCTTTGGACAGACGATAATCATGAAGTAGTGAAGTTTACTAAATATCAATATGGCGGGCTTTCAGGGTGTAAAGCTTACCGTTTAGAAGTAGATGTAGAGGAGGTTTTATTATGAATCCAGCACGATTTTGGCAAGCAGTTGATGAGTATCTCAAAGAAACGAGTGTCAGTTTGTCGTGGTTAAACATTAATCTAGGCTTTAGAGATGGCTATTTGAAAATGATGAAACGCAAAAATTCAATTCCTTCTTCTAAGAAGCTCATGAAATTCAAAAATATTCTTAGTGATGACATACTTTATGAGGTTATTACATCAAGAGCTGAATCAACAAAGGATGCAGAGACCGTACGCTTGATTGATGATTTCATGCTTTCGTTGAATATTTCAGATGAAATGAGAGGAAAGCAGCGACTAAAACGCAAATTAATGCGTCAGCGTTTGTAAGGAGTGCAGGAAATGAAACTAGAACAAATTGAAACACTCGCAGTACTGGAAAGGGAAGAGGATGATTGAAACTACAAAAGAACGTATCTATCGTATAAATATGTTGGGCTTTAAAATTTCAATTTCTATCGAGAATATGGCGAAGCTTGAAAACTACGAAAAGCTAATCAAGCCAATTTTAGAAAAGCAAATTGCAACCAAAGCACTCGCAGCGCTAGAAGGGGGAGAGGATGAATAAGGCAGATTGGATTCCCTACAAAGTTACAGGGAAATTAAGCAAAGTAAGAAATAGGAATATCAATGCAGTTTTAATAACTGAAGATAATGCATTGGAATTAAAGGAAGAATTTCCTTTCATTGAACTGTTTGGTGAACATACCTTACTTACTGGATTTATGAGTTTTATGTCATTACCTGCATACTTAGTACTCATCAATCCAAGACAGCCTCTTGATAAACGACTATACATGTTCAAATCACAATATGATTTTGAGCATAACACAACTGAACTTGAAGGGAGCGGCGATGAGTGAATTAGAAAAAGCAAGACAAGAAGTAGAACAAGTTTGCTTCGCTTATGATAAGGCCGGTATAACAGGTGAAATAAAGGATTGGAAAGAATATTATGAGTTAGAAAACTCACTGATAAAAAAGGTGGAACTAGCAAACCAACCCCAGCTCACGATCCCGAAAAGCGTTGCGGATGAGTTGGACAGTGTTTTTGCTGGCATTGATGCAACAGATATTGGTTATGTGCTAGATCAAACTGGACCTTATGGTTCGAGAGCTTTCAATGATTACTACTTTAAAAATAAAAATATCGTTGCTTTATACCTCGCAGGCAAAGCCCTCGGAGTTGATTTAGTGAAAGTGGTGGAGGGATGAAAAAAGCAACCTTTATGAGATTGCTTAATGAGTATTATTTTTAGTCTACAAGTGATGTTCCATAAGAATTATCAATTGCACAGAGCCACTTTTCGTCAATTTTTCGGAAAACATAAGTTGCTCTACGCTCCATTGAAAATTCAGAGTTCTCGGTCGCTGCCTTGCTTGCTTCCAGGAATGTTTGAGCTAATACAAGAACTGTATCTCCAGCAACAAGGTAAATCATTTTTCCTTCAATAGGCTTAATAGAATTGTCAAAATAAGATGCAATTTTTATAAAAGCAGATTTAATTTGTTCTCGACCCTGTGCGTTCATACCAGGTTTTATTACCAAGGTAGCATCTTCGGTATAAAAACTGACTAATTCATCAAATTTTTCTTCATGAATTAGTCTATCGCACGTGTCTATAACTGCTTTGATTTCGCTTTTGATTAGATCTACATTTTGCATTCAATAATCCTCCGTTATTTATTAAGGAGTATTATAACAAACTTTAAGTGAATAGTGTAAAACAAGCTTATAAGGGACAACTTAATTTTAAAAAAAGGAAAAAATATGACAAACAAAATACTAACGCTAATCATCAAAGTGTGTGATTGGATAGTTGGAAAAGAGTACAAAAAGTTCAAGCATGAGTTTGACGAACTTGAAAATAAAAATGCTGAACGTAAGTCCAAGCATGATTTGAAAATGAAGCAAATGGAGAAAGATTTCAACGAACAAAACTCCAGAGTTTCTGAGAAGGTTAATTGCAGAAAGGACAACCAATGAAACTTTTGTGTAAGCTGTTCAGGCATAAGTGGGTTCAATATCATTATGCTTTAGAAACCTGTGTGAGGTGCAATGCAACCCGCATCAAAAGATCAGAACTTGATGAGTCAGAGAACGTGTTCCCTGAAAAATGGCTTGATAAACGTATGGATTAAGGTGGAGATGAAAGATAAGATTATTAAAGGACTAATAAGAGGAACTTGTTTATCTGTCTTTTACCTCATATTTGAACATATTTCTAGAAATTGGGGATTGGCTGAAACAAGACAATTTCTTTATATCTTGATAATGATTCTCTATTTATTTGGGAAAGAATGACGCAAAAAAAGCCCAAATCATAAATAAGGGCTTCAAGGGATTAACAAAAATTAACGTGAGGATGTGTCCATGCAAGATGAACATGGCCTAATTTGAAGTGATGGATGAGTTCTACGAGTGTATTCCATTGCTTCAAGATCATTTTCAAAATGTCCATCAATAAGGTATGAATCATTAACTTTTGGGCGGTTAGGGCAAGTGCCTTTATGCATTTCATGATAATTATTAAAGTCACTAATTTTATCTACGACATAGCTCATGATTTACTCCTCCTTCAAATAGTTTGTATTGCTTGTACAATTTTATTTTAAAACTATTGCTAACCAAGTACAAGCAATATGATTCAAATATAAGAGGACAAAAAAACCTCAACTGGCAAAGAAGAGGCTATGGTAAAAGGGGATGTAATAATTCTTATTACTAGATTAGCCAACTTCATTATAATACTTATCAGAATGTATGTAAAGTATTATTTAAGTTTTTTTTAAGAAAAAAAGCCCGAACTGACCAGGTTCGAGCGAAATATGAATTTACAACAACTTATTATAATATTTTTAAATATTTTTGGTCAGTTATATTATATCACATACTGAGCTGGGAACTCGAGAAACTCAACCAGAGGGAATAAAATGGAAATCTATTTCAAAACTGAAGAGAACACTGCTTTCTTTTCGACTAATAGAAAACAAATAGTTGAACTTCGAGGGTTAACTGTAGATGAAGTCGAAAAAACAATAAAGTTCTACAATGATTTAAAAGCTGCAAAAGAATAGAAAAAAAGCCCACGGCAATGGGCTCTCTCAAAGGATTTATCTAACACTATTATACCATAAAGGGAGACTGATAAATGGCTGATAAGTTAGATAGAATAATTGAATCCTATGTGACAGGAGGTATTGATAAACAAATAAAAGCAAGAGTTAATCAAATCACTTATGAGTCTAAGGTCAGCGGTTTAGATAAGGACTCACTAGAACAACGGTTGAAAGAAGATAAAGTATTACTAGAACTTGAATATCAGAAAGCCCAGATTGAAGTATGGTATGACGAGAACCCAGAAGCAAAGAAGGTATGTGAGCTAAGGTGGCGAGATGGACTACCACAGTGGGCGATAGGACAAGAGATACACTTCAGTGAATCAACAGTACATAGAAGATACACCAAACTAAAGTCTAAGATAGCAAGATGGTCTGGGCTTTAAATAACTATTAAGTCGCTTAACAGCGGCTTTTTTTGTGCCTATAACGTGACTGATTTGTGAGGAATAAGTGATAGGAAGTTGAGCGTTTAAGCACCTTGATTCAAGGGATAATTAATATATAAACCAAGCGAGCAACCATCGAGAAAAGCGCTATGAGTTTATGGTAGCAAGTGCTTATGTCGGTAGGTTATGAGACATCATTGCGGAACATAATGAGGTTCGATTCCTCGGCTTGCTATTGGAAATAAAAATAAAAAAATTTTAAAAAAATAAAAATAAATTTTTCGGAATATACCCCCCCGGTCGAAAAAATTTTAAAGGGAACTTTATGCGGGAGGGATACCTCTTTAAATCTCTCTCAAAAAAACAAAAAGAAAATATTAGACTATTAGACCGGGAAAAGCTGTTTTTAAAGAAATTGCAGTGGTTCCTTTAAAAATAACCTAAAAAGAAACGAATATCAAAGCAATATATCAAAAATATCAAGGAAAGTTAGGAGGTGTTGCATGTCAAAAAAATCAAGTATTCCAATACTAGAACAAGAAGAAAACACCGCAAAAATCCTTGAAATGGTCGCAAATGGTTACTATGACAAAGATATTTATAAGGCTTTGAAAGTTAGCAGCAAAACTTTTCAGAAATGGAAAGAAAAACACCAAAAAGAATATGAAGCAGCTAAGGGCGAGCGTTACTATAACTTACTTGGTACTGCTGAATCTGGTCTTGTAAAAAAACTAACTGGATTCAAACAAAAAGAAGTCATCAGGAACTATAGACTTGATGACAATGGTGAAAAAGTACTTGCAAGTGAAACGGTAAAGACGAAAGACATTGCGCCAGATACTTTAGCAGTCATGTTCTCACTTAAGGCTGGTGATCCAGAGCGTTGGAATTATGCAGAATTTAAGAAATTACAAATTCAAGAAAAATCAAGTGATCAAATTAAAGATGTTATTGAGCAGCTAGGAAAATATGATCTAAAAGAAATCAATAAGAAAGGTGGTGATGGCTAATGTACTACTTAAATAAAATGCTGCAATGGAATGCAGAAAACAAATTCAAAATCAATAAGTACATTAACCAAACCATTGAGAAACAGAAAAGAATTCATGAGAAATACATCTATCGAAGTGATCGTGTAGAGCAATGTATTTCATTCATTGAAGATAATTTTATGCTTACCACTGGGGAACTAAAGCACATTGAATTATATCCTACTCAGAAATGGTGGATAGAGTTGATGCTTGGTTATGACATGACAGACGAAAATGGAAAGCAGGTCATGTTAACAAATGAAGTCTTTCTTAATCTAGGGCGCGGCACGGGTAAGTCTACGTTGATGGCTTCTCGAGTTATTTATTGGATGATTTTATCTGGTCAATATGGCGGAGAAGCGCAAGTTGTCGCATTTGATAATAAGCAAGCACGACATGTTTTTGATCAGGTACGAAATCAAGCTCAATCATCTGAATTACTGAAAGTCATGGCGGAAGCTGAACTCTTTAAATCAACTAAAGAAGGACTTCTGTTCTCTCCAATGCTTAATAAGTTCTTTAAGCAAACAAATGATACAAACCGCGCTCAAGGTGGTAATACTTCACTCAATATTTTCGATGAGGTCCATGTCTATCGTGATGACATCGTTGAGGCTGTAAATAAGGGCTCACGACAAAAGCAATCCAACTGGCAGTCTATTTATATTACCTCTGGCGGAACGACGAGAAACGGGCTATATGACACCATGGTGGACCGCTTTACTAGTGATGCTGAATTTGAGAACGATCGTTCATTCGGTTTATTGTACAAATTGGAAGAAAACGAGCAAGTAAAAGATGAAACCAACTGGTCAATGGCTCTTCCGTTAATTGGGTATATTCCTAAATTAAATGCTGTTAGGGAAGAATACAAGCTTAGTATGGGGGATCCTGTTCTTCAGACAAAATTCTTGGCCATGAATATGGGAATGCAGATGAATGATACGGTTTATTATTTCACTGCTGATAAATCGCAACGTACTGAATTTGACCCATCTGTTTTTGATGGTTCAGATGTATTTGTGGGTATTGACCTTTCTTTAGTTGGTGACTTAACCTCTATCGCATTTGTGACTGAGCGCGAGGACATTAAATATGTTCAAACTATCAATTTCACGACAGAAAAACAGTTTGAAAAGTTAACGGAAGATCAGCAGGAGCTTTATCAAAGGTTTGTTGATGAAGGAAGTTTAGTTCTTCTAGAAAGCGACTATATAAATGTCAATGACTTAATTCCATATATTGAGAAATTTAAAAACGAGCACATGTGTTCACTAATTAAAGTAGGTTACGACCCGTCAAGATACGAAATTCTAGAGTCGCTGATTGAACGTTATTTCTTTGATGTCGACGGGGACAATCAGAAGGCGATTAGACAAGGGTTTGCAATGTCTGACTACATCAAGATGTTTAAAGAGCAAGTTGATAGAGAAGTTATTGTTCACAACCAGCGTTTGCTTGAATGGGCGCTGCTTAATATAGCGGTGCGTATTGGAGATTCTGGCGATGTCATGTACAAGAAAATGATGGACAAAGACAAGATAGACCCAGTTGTTGCAAGCACTATGGCATTGGAGGTGATGGTCCTTAATGAACTATCAAGCTGATACTATACGTGAATCTGGTTTCTATTCTGAATCAAAATGGATAAAAGTCCGTGATGAAATCAGAGAACGAGACAAGATGACATGCCAAATGTGTGGCGATTATATGGCTGAACGATATATTGTTGACCACAAAATAGAGCTAACTTGGTCAAATGTTGATGATTGGGAAATTGCTTATAATCCTGAAAATCTGTGGTTACTTTGCCAAGCTTGCCACAACAAGAAAACGAAAGATCCCAAAATGTTCGCTCAACGATTGTTCTACTAGAAAGGAGACCAATGGGGATTAGAGATTATGCAGTTCGTATCTTTAGCGGTCTGCTAAATAAAAAAACTCAACGTGTGGCATGGCAACAAAGTGCTGTTGACTATACTTCTAACTTTGTTGCCAACATCCAATACAAAATAGCAAACGAAATTTCAAAAACCACCTTTAATCATGTTCAGTATTCAGTAAATAAGAATGGTCTTGATTTTATGAAGTCATTATCTGGCTCAGATATTGATGAAGTACTGAACTGGTCGCCAAAGGGGTATAGGAATACCACGGAATTCTGGCAACAAGTGATCATTTTATTGATGAATCGCAAAGTAGTGAAACTACTACCAAAATATGGCGGGCCAGATAATACGGTACTTATTGATTTGAGGATTGTGGGTGATGAAGAAACAAAAGAAAACGAAACAATCAACTTGATTTCTCCGTTTTATTCAAGCACTGACACGACAATTCTTGATTCGGCTCTTAGTAGAATTGCAGAAAAATTAGAAGCCAATAGGTTGCGAGGATTCTTAAAAATTAATGCTGTCTTAGCAAATAATTCTGATAAATTCAAAAAAGATGCTACAGAGACAATTAAAACAATGCAGGATGTTGCTGAATATAACGGTTTGGGTGTTTTGGATGCTAAGGCTGAGGTAGTTGAGCTAAAAAACAACTATGGAGTACTTAATCCTGAAGAAATCGGCTTTATCAAAGCGGAAATTCTATCCGCTTATGGTATGAGCGAATCAATACTAACTGGTAATAACTCACAAGAAGAATACACAACATTTTATTCTAACGTTGTAATTCCTATTCTTAACCAGCTAGAGCGCGAGCTTTCATATAAGTTATTGACTTCTTACAAACGAGTAAGAAATGACAATAAAAAAACGTATGAAAGAATTATCGTTGACAACCAGCTGATGAAATTCGCAAGTATTGACCAACTCGTGAGCTTTATTCACGAAAATACACAAGCACCAATTAACACACAAAATGAAATACGTGTGTTGCTTGGTAATCCTCCTATTGATGGCGGAGATGTATTTTACACTAACTTGAATTCAACCACCGTTTCGGCGGGTGAAGATAATGCTGATGGGAAGGAGGACACCACAAGCGATGAAATTAATTAATAACTCGGCACACATTGAACTAAAAGTAGTCAGTAACGCTGAAAGCAATGAACAAAGCTCAACTTTTAGTGCTGTTATTGCCCATGTTAATGAAGTAAACGATAACGGATATATCTTGGATGGAGATGTTGTTCAATTCTCTAGAGAGCGTTATCCCTTACTTTACAACCATAATTCCAGTGATCCGAAGGCACAAATTGGGTATGTCGAACCGCGATTCATTGCTGAATCAGGTCAATACGTTGCCAATCTAGTATTTAATGAAAACGGAAAAGCAATCCAACAAGCTGTTATTGATGGCGTGTACGACTCAGTTTCTATTTCGTACTATGTTGAATCGGCAGAATGGGACGAGGATTACAATCTCGTTATAAAAGAAGCTTTGATGAATGAAGTTTCAGTTGTATCTGTAGGGGCTGACAAACAAGCGAAATTATTTGCCAACGGTTTGTCAGACGAATTGGCCCAAGAACGTGATGAAGCTGTCAAAAAAGCAGCTGAAAACAAAAGAATTTTACAGGAGATTAAGAAAAAATATGAACTTGATTGAGAAAAAAGAAAAAGAAGCAACTCTTAACAAACTTAAAGAAGACAAGAAAAATAAACTTTCAGAATTGAAGGTTACGGAAGACGTCGAAAAAGCACAGGCTATTGATAATGAATTGAAAGAATTTGATCTAGATATTATCAAGCTTGAGAACGAGCTTAAAAATAGCCATGAGGAAGATAAAAAAATGAAAAATAACTATGTTGGTTCTAAGCAGGAAGTAAAAGACTTTGTTGAAGCACTTCAAAACTCAAAAAATGCTGAAGAAGCTTCTAATAAATGGGGCAAGGCTCTTGCTAACAACGGAATTACAGTAACTGATCCAGATAACTACTTACCTAAAAAAATTGTTGAAGCTATTAATACTTCACTTACGGAAACTAACCCAGTATTCCCACTTTTCCGAATCACAAACGTTGGTGCATTGATTGTTTCTCAAACTTTCGGATCAACTGATGAAGCGCTGGTTCATACACCAGGAACAACAAAAACCGAACAAGCTTCAACTCTTGAAATTGATTCATTGAAACCAGTTATGATCTACAAACTTCAATCAATTCATGAATATGTACGTCGTACAGTCGGAACCATTGATGAAATTGTTGATTTGATTATTGCTGAGCTTACTCAAGCTATCGTCAATAAAATTGTTGATTTAGCTCTTGTTGAAGGTGATGGTTCTACAAATGGTTTCCAAGCTATTCAAAAAGATACACGTGAAAAATTTGTTCATCACGTCAATGAACCTGATTCTTTTGTTGAAGGTGTAGAAGAAGCTGTAAACTTTGTACGACGTTCAGCTGGAGCGACTTACTTAATTGTTACAGAAGCTCAACGAAGTGCATTGCTTGCTGAAATTCGGAAACTTAATCCAAATGTGCGTGTTAAAAATGATGATGCAGAAATTGCATCAGAAGTTGGTGCAGACGGTGTGATTATCTACCGTGGTACTAAAGCATTAAAACCTATTGTGCTTGCACAAGATGGTGTACACGTTGATATGGATGACATGACACAAATTCGAGTGTTCAAATGGGAAACAAACGAAAACAAATTCTTGGTAGAAGTTGTTGCCGGTGGTCATGTCGATAAAATGTACAGCGCATCTTACATCACACTTGCTACACCCTAATGCTCCCCAGAAAGTAACTGGGGTACAAAACAGCGCTGATGGTTCAGTGACCATTGATTTTGATGCAGCAGAAGGTGCTAAATCATACATTATCCATTATGGCGGAGCAAACGAAGATGATCCTAAAGAAGCTGTCTTTATGGGATATTCAGAAAAAACAAGTTGGACCTTATCAGCTGAAAATGTTCCAGAACACACAACTGGAGACAAATTGTACTTCTATGTTCAAGCATATAACGAATTCGGTATTGGAAGCAATGAGATTGAAAAGGCACGTTATCTCCATGATGGTGAATTCACAGGCTCAGCATGGTCTGATCCAGCTATAATCACTACAGCTTAGGAGGTGGTGAAAATGGCTGACATTAGTTACATCAAGACATTTATCGGTATTTCTGACGGTGTAAAAGGTTATGATTCTTTGATTAATCAGCTTAGAGAAGAAGCAATTGGTGAACTAGTTCTTGCCGGATTATCAACTGATGAGACAAACGCTCAAGTGAAGGCTTATATTGAGACCTATTGCCGCTTACATATGATTTCAGAACCCACTAAAAACTTTACCGATAGCGAAGAATCACGTTTGCTTAAAATAGCACGTCTATTACAGTACGGAGGGTAGAAATGTACAAAGTAAAAAAAGCGTTCCAAAAAGACAACAAAATCTTTTATAAGGGAATGCAAGTAAAGTCAGTTCATGGCTTACCAGTACACTTTTTTGAAGAGATTAAGGAGGACAAGGTTGAGACTAACACAACTGACGCTCCAAAGCGAAAAACTCGTAAAAAAGCCAAACAAGACTGAAGAAGTACAACTGGTTGAATATAGTTTCTTAGCTAAAAAGGAACGGATCTATCAGTCAAGAATAGATGAATACTCCATGCAAGGCCTGCAACACGTAAATCGCTACGTTTTGTACAATCTTGGCGAACTTGCGGATGAAATATTCAGTTATTTCGTGGATGAAAAGGGTAAAAGATACAAAATTTTATCCTTGACTGAAAATACGAACAACAATGAGTGGACAATTGAAGGGGTGGTAGCTGATGGCATTTGATTCTTATATGAGTTGGATTAACCATCTCGATAAAATCGGACTTTCCGACATCATCTTTGGAGTTAAACCAGAAATTAAAGAAAACACACTTTATATAGGAGTTTATGACACTCAAAGAGTTGGATTTGATAATAATTTCATGATAACTGGCTATACGTATGATGCTGTTCTGTCAGTTCCAACTGTTGATAGTCCATTGATTGAAAAAGTAGCTCAAACCCTAACAAATGGTTTAGCATACGTCAATTGGGACGAAAAAAGCCACATGTACGTATATTCAGGCAGAGTTACTATCCCAGTTGGAGCCGGAGGTCAACCATGGCAATCGACGTAAAAGCAGTTAGCTCTCAGTTTCAACAAGAAGTTAGTGAAAAAGTTGCAGAATTTGTAGAAATACAAACGCAAGCAGCTGCACAAGCTGCGGGAAGACGTCCTAAGATAGTTCGGACACGTTCAGGTAAAAGCTACCGTTACTCAAATACAGGACAGCTTGGCAGAAATATTACTTCTAAAAAGGAAGGTAATAAATATGTCGTCACTGATGGTACACGAGGTTCTTATTCTGATGGTTCTTATCACGGAATGTACTTCTTGGTTGAAAAACGAGGAGAGCGAGAAGTAAACAAAATTCTAAAGGATACTAAAAAGTATGCCGAAAATTTAAAACTATAGAAAAGAGAGAAAATGCAAGCAAATTATAATGATCGCAAAATCTTTTGGGGTAATGAGTTGCTCGTCATCGCTGATCTTCAAAAAGATGAGTTAGGTGTTGTAACTGCTCAAAACCACAAGTTGGTAACGGGTCTTGTTTCTGTTAGTTCAATGGAAGACCAAGCGGAGACAGATAATTTTCCAGCTGATGATGTACCAGACCATGGAGTGAAAAAAGGAGCAACGCTTTTACAAGGCGAAATGGTCTTCATTCAAACAGACCAAGAGCTTAAAGAAGATTTTCTTGGACAAAAGAAAACAGCAAATGGACTTGGTTACACCCCAACAGGGAACTTCCGTTCTAAAGCTATTCAATATCTTATCAAGGGGCGCAAGAAAAATAAAACTACTGGGGAATATGAAGACGGATGGCGTATTGTTGTCTATCCAAATATGACTCCAACTGCTGAACCTACGAGTGAGAGTGAAACAGATTCAGTTGATGGTGTGGATCCAATTCAATGGACATTTGCAGTCCAAGCTACAGCAAGCGACTTGTATTTAAATAATGGTGTTAAAGTACCATTTGCAGAATATGAAGTATGGGGCGAGCAAGCTAAAGAATTTGAAGCCAAGATGGAAGCTGGTCTATTCATTATGATGCCAGATACTGAAATTGGTGGTGGAACCGTTGTGCCAGATGCACCAACTGGTTTAACAGCGCAATTTGAGACAAACGGAGACATTACAGTATCTTGGACAGCTGTGCCTGGCGCTCTATCATACTTAACACACTATGGTGATGCAAATGAAACGACGCCTACTGATTTAACTTATATGGGTTATACAGAAACAAACACATGGACACTTGCAGCGGCAGATGTACCAACAATGGTAACTGATGATGTTCTTACTATCCACGTTCAAACTTATAACGAGTTAGGGGTAGGTGCAACAGATGTAGATAAAGCACGTTACTTACATGACGGTCAATTTACTGGTTCAGCATGGTCTGAAGCTGTAACTGTCACTAAACAATAATAAAAAGGGGAAAGCACAATGAAACAAATGTCTACCGCAAAGAAGTTCAAACTCATTACCGGGCGTGATTTGTATGCGTTCCAAAAGAAAATCGAAAAGGAAACGAAAAGCGAATCAGAAAATCTGACTGAATTGATGGATTTTGCCCAATATGGATTATATCTAGCTTTTTATGAGAACAATCTGTCAAAAGCAAAAATCGAATTTCAAGAATACCAAGAAACGGATGAATTCGATACTAATGGACAAAGTCTGAAAAAACTAATGGAGCGCTTCGCAGACGAAATTAAGGGGTAGAGCGTAGGGCTTTCCCCTTTTTTGGGGGTAAATTAATGATTTTAAGAGACGTAATCAGGTATTACGAACTAACAGGAAGTGATTTTCCAAGTGATCTGAAAGAGTTTGCTCAACTTCAGCGGCAATATTTGGCAGATATCGTAGATGAAAACTTTACAGACAAATACGAAAGTTTCACTGATAAATTAATGGAGTTGTGGTTAGACCGAAAAGGTGGCATTGATAACGTTGTAAAAGATGGCCTGTTGCTTCCCACGCAAGATGAACTCGTAAAGCTATACTGCCGTGTAATTTCTCCTCAGGAAGAAAAAGAAGAAGAGACAACTTTCTTTTATTCCGATAGTCTACTCAGAAGTAAGAAATATAAAGCAGAAAACAGCCAAACATTAGAACTTCTTGCTAGTTTAGCCAACGTTGACATGGATTTATCACAGTTTCTTGATATGGAGCTTGAGGTTGTTTATACAATCATTGATCTAGTCGGTAAAAAGAAAAAAGAGGAGCAGAAAAAGAGGAAACAAAAAAGAAAGGGGCGATAAATGGCAAGTAATGCAAAGTTTGAGATTGAGATTTATGGCGACACAGCTCAATTTGAAAATTCTCTAAAGGGTGTTAATACAGCCATGAAAGGGTTAAAGGGCGAAGCTTCTCAACTTAAACGAGGATTACGCCTAGACCCCACTAACACTGACAAGATGGCTCAGTTGCAAAAAAACTTGCAACAACAGTTGTCAGTAACTAAACAGAAGTCAGCTGAACTAAGAAAAGAACTTTCTCAAATTGATCGCTCTACACCAAAAGGAAACGAAGAATTTGTAAAGCTTTCTAAACAACTAAAAGACAGCGAAATACAAGCCGGCTACTTAGAAAAAGAAATTGGTCAAGTTGATGATGCTTTAAAACGTGGAAACTGGAAACTAGATGTAGATACAGAACCAGCACAAAAAAAGGTCGGTCTTTTAAAAACAACGTTTGCTGGACTGAAACAAGTGGGAATTGGTGCCCTTAGGTCAATTGGTGAAATAGGTGTAAGAGCTGTAGGTAATGCAATCGGTGGATGGGTAGATGATGCTAAAGCTACTCAAAAGGCCATGATAGCTTTAAAAAATACCATGGATTTTACGGGTACTGGTGATTCTTATGAACAAGTATCTACATCTATGCAAAAACTTGCAGCAGACACAAACGCCAACACCGAAGATACCTTAAAACTTGCTACAACGTTCATTGGTTTAGGAGATGGTGCAAATACAGCTGTTTCAAAAGTAGATGCTCTTGTTCGAGCCAACCAAGCATTCGGTGGTACTGGAGAGAATCTTAAAGGTGTTGTACAAGCTTATGGTCAAATGAGTGCAGCAGGCAAAGTATCTGCTGAAAATATTAACCAACTAACTGATAACAACACGGCACTTGGAGCTGCGCTGAAAAAAACGGTCATGGATATGAATCCAGCTTTGAGTAAGTACGGTTCGTTTGCATCGGCTTCCGAAAAAGGCGCTATCAGTGTTGATATGTTAGATGCAGCTATGGCTAAATTAGGTAAAGCTGGCGGTGGATCAGTTGAAACAATTGATGATGCTATGGCAAGTATGAATGAAACTATTTCATTAGCACTTGTACCTGCTTTAGAAGCGATAACACCTATAGTGACAGATATCATTAATAGCTTTACCGACAGTATACCTACTATTGTTGAGAACCTTACTAATGTTGTTACGTGGTTACAACAAAACTGGGACTGGTTGTCTAAGCTCTTAATTGTTATTGGTTCATTAGTTGCCATATTCGCAGTTTTAAACGCAGCAATTACCGCATTCGGTGTTGTAATGGCAGTCGTAACAAGTCCAGTTACAGCAGTTATTCTAGTAATTGGAGCATTGGTTGCAGCTGGAGTATTATTATGGCAAAACTGGGAAACAGTTAGTCAATTTGCTTCTAACATTTGGAATGGGATTTTAGCAATCATAAATGGAGTGTGGCAGAGTATTGTAGCAGTTTGGAGCGGAGTTGTAGGATTCTTTACAGGAATATTTAATAGCGTAGCTAGCGTAATATCTTCAGTCTGGAATACTATTGTTTCGGTAGCGGTTAATGCTTTTAATAGTATAGTTTCATTCTTTAGCCCACTTGGATCAGTTTTTCAAGCAATCTTTAGCCTGGTAGTAGCAGTATTTCAACTTGGTTGGGCTGTTATTAGTGGGTTAGCAAGTACAGCATGGGGTGTTGTTACTTCTATTTGGAGTGCATTGAGTGGTTTCTTTTCTCCTATATGGAACGCTGTAAAAAATGTTGTTTCGACGGTATTTAATGCTTTCGGTAATTTCGCTCAAAGTGCATGGTCTGCTGTTACTAGCATATGGAACGCTGTTTCAAGCTGGTTCAGCGGAATATTTTCCGGTGTTACTGGCGCAGTAAGTGGAGTGTTTGACCAGTTTGGAGGATTTGCTCAAAATGCATGGAATGCAATAACAGGAGTATTTGATGGCATTGTAGGTTGGTTCAGTGACTTATTCGGTGGTGTAGCTGACGTAGTAAACAGCGTGCTCGGAGGTATCACAGGAACGATTGATAAAATCACTGGCGCAATAAATGGCGTAACTGGTAAAGTTAAAGACTTCTTTGGTGGATCTCTAGTATCTGATCTTCGAAATGTAAGCTTTGCCGGAGCAGGAATGATTCAAAACAGTGCAAGTAATAGCAGCACATCAATAGTTAACACTTTCAATATCAAGCCTACCAACGGAATGAGTCCAACAGATATTGCTCGTGCAGTAAGACGTGAATTTAATCAGGGGAGGGCTTAATGGTTAGACAATATAAGATTCATACTAATCTTGATGGATTAGACAATAGAATATTTGATGTTACCAATGGGAAGCTTCGACTTTATGCCCCTTCAAACCTTGGTATTCAAATTACTAACAATATTTGGAGTGCTGATGGCATTGGGGTCAAAGGAAATTCTAATATTGTTCAACCTGATATTACTTTTGGAGTTGAAACTTTTGGTGCAAATACAGCGGAAAACTATGAGCTTGTAACTGATTTTATTCAAACAATACTAGGGTTGAAATTTGTAACTTTAGAGTATACCACAGATAATTACACGGTATATGCTGACTTGGCTCTATCAGAACAAACAAAAACAGAAGGTTATGGTTTCAACGGAACGTTTTCAGAAACAATTACATTCCAACCGATTACCAAATGGTACACCTATGAGAAACTCTCGTTTTCTACAGTAGATAATGGCGAGTTTAATCCAGAATATAGCAAGATATACGCTTCTGGAAAGTATGTTTATTCCGACTTACCTTCCTATACTTATTTTGGGGAAAGTAATGTACAACGCTTTGGTAAGTGGGTTATTGACGATGGTATTTTCAGTTTCGTTGCTCGTATAACACCATCTGATCCAGCTCCTAGTGACAATAAATATGGTTTAAGATTTCTTGATACTAACTTCAATGAATATACGGCGGTTGTAATGACGATGACCACTAGACCAACTGCTATCCAGTTTAATACCGATGTTAATGATGAGTATTATACAGCAGTCATTGGAGACAATACAATTAATGAATTCCCATCACTTGATTTCAGTCGTTATCGAACAAGACAGTTCCAAAAAGGAACAATGGAATTAATCGGTGCAGCGACAGTTGAAATGAATGTTAAAAAGAAGGTGGACTTTATCTGATGCTTGAGTACAATTTATATGATAATTTCAACCCGAATGTTATGGAGAGGGACTATATTTCAACTCCTTCGGGAAATGTATTAAGGGGAATACCACAGCCAAAAGCTCGTGGGATTCTCGTGGACTATGAAGTTTGGCAAACCGGTTATGAATTCACGTCAAGCTCTGTATTTACAATGGAAGTGAATGTGGGTGATGTTGTAGAAGTGCTTACCACAGAGAATAATCCGCTAGCTATTGAAAATAATTTAACGCTAGATAAGCGATTATCTTTCTGGTATGTCATAACAGCAGTAGATGAAAATAATAAAGCGACAATGAAGAATTATTTCTGGGCTGCAATCGACGGTGGAGCTGTTCCAGTTACAAGCTTAAATGGTCCTGTCAGTGCTGTTTTTACTTCTCTCATGACTAATACATCTAAACAATTGATGGTTTATGGATACTATACTAATTGGCAACAAATGAATGTAACTATCCGTTGGAATTTGAAAGCTGATACGGTAGAAGCGCCAGAAATGGCAAAGAATATTTTTGCAAAGATAAAGACACAACCTTTTGCATTTACGGATGATCGTGAGCAATTTGGAGTGTCTGAAAATAGGCTTTATATTGGCTTAGTTAATGATGAATGGGTAAGGACTACAAAAGAAATAAGAGTTGATTTTCAACAGAACCCAACCATTGAACAAGAAACAGTGGTCGACCGCTCAAACTATAACTATGTAGATGTGTACGTCAAAAATGCGGATACCGAAAAATATCCATCATCTCCAAAAACGTACACTATCAACGATAGCGGAGGCGTTGTTGATTTAGATAATTATACTGGGGATGGAACAGACCTTCCGGGACAACGTGTGGTTAAAACTATGTTCTATGATGAACAACCAACCACAGCAGAAATAAAGGCTGAAATAACACCAGATACAGTTATAAATAAAATATACTTCAATCAAAACCAACTTTATCCGCTTCAAGTTAATGACCTAGTGAAAATTTGGTACAACGGAACAGCTTACAGTGGGCATATTGCCGATCGTTGTTTTACTCAAGGAGTGGATAGGCTTCTATTTGTGGAGGGAACATCATGATATACACAGCAAAATTGGGAAATAAATATATTATTGAACCTTTTGAAAACATTCCTCTAAAACTTGACCATTCTGATAAAATTCTTCCTGCTGTAGTTACGTATGTTGACCGGAACACAGTGAAAATATATACGGATTTAGAGTACAATGTCGGTCAATTTGTCTCTATTGGTGGTTGGCCAACAGGAGGTAAATACTTTAGATTAGATGAAGTTTCAATAACCAATTATCCTGTATTGGATGGCGCATATATCACGGAAAAAGAGGAACTTTAATGACAATAACAAAATATACCTTTTTTAGTCCTAGCGGGTCAGAATATCCAATTACTTCGGACGCAGATGCCAAGCTTTATATGATGTTATCTGGTGTTGATTATACGACATTCAAACGAAAGAATTGGACTCCGATGACAAGCGTTGGACTAACACGAACATATACAAACACTTCATTTGTGGTGGCGGGACGATACTTTGAATTAAAAAATCACATGATTACTTTAACGCCTTCTACAAAAAGCTTTGTTCACGTAAATATTGATTTATCAACACCATTAGATCCAGTAAGCATAACCGTAGAAACGGCGGATCGCTCAAACACAATTGATATTAATAACGGAAGCGGTGTTTATAGACGCTGCTTTGAAACAATCACGACAGATTCAAGTGGGATAGTAAGTTCTGAGAGTATCCCGCAAGTCAATGTGTTTGATAATACTCAAACCAATACAGTGACAGCCACTACGGTAAAAGTAACCAATGTAACGGTTGATAATAAACTTACTTCAAAGAATATTGAAGTCTCAGGGGGTATCACTACTTACAACCTTACAGTAACTAATAATATTCAAACTAAGACATTGACATCTACAGGTGCAGCGAGTGTTGGAACTCACCTAACAACAAAGACTTTAACAGTAAATGGAAGCTCTAAAACCAATGGGAACCATACGACAACAGGAACGACATCTACAAAAAATCTTACTGTTACTCCAGAAACTTTCGCAGATTCGTGGGCTTTTGCAACTCCAACATTTTACGATACTTTGACAGGTACGTCTGGTAGTTTAGGATATTTGACCTTATTCAGATCAGCAAATGTTATACATGGGGCTTTCAGTGAAGACCCGACACCAAGTGGGATAGCTGGTGGGGGTGCAATTGTTGGATGGATTACTGATAACTCATTTAAACCAGAAAACACAATGTATTTCACAATTTGGACAACAGCGGGAACAATGTGGCGTATTTCAATTGATTCGGGCGGAGCTTTACGGTCTCATACGCCTTTGCCGAAAGGTTCGGTAATTTGGGACTCAGTTGATTGGATTGTTCGCGGAACAGATAAAGGAGTTAGATAATGACTATTACAAATTATACTTTTTTCAGTCCTAATGGAGACGACTTCCCTGTTACAGCCAATGCAGACGGCAAGCTATACATGATGTTGTCTGGGATGTTGTACGACACAATGCGGGTAAGGCACTGGAAAGACCCTATCAATACCGCTTTAAACAGAGTTTATACAAATACTTCAGTAGTAGTTGGTGGGAGATATTTTGAATTAACAGACCATTCAATAGCACTTTTGCCAAATACAACAAACTATGTGCATGCGGCAATCGACCTTTCAGACCCCCTGAATCCAGTAACTATTACGGTCGAAACAGCTAATAATTCAAACACAACTGATGTAAATAATGATAGTGGCGTACTTAAAAGAGCATTTGAAATTATAGTTACTAGTCCTAGTGAAGTGACTACAACAAGATTGGTTGAACAAAAATATAATCTTTCTTCAGTTATCGCGGATAGTTTGGAAGTTAGTTCTACTGGTTCAATTTCGTTCCCTCGAACTAAAACTACATTAGTTAGTTCTAACATGCCGGGTGTTTCCATTTATAAAAGCGCAAATACTGTGGCGATTCGTTTGGTAGGTCAACTAGCGAATAAAGTAGCTAATGGGGCTTTAATTGGTTCAATACCAAGTGGTTATAGACCGAATGAAGAATGGCATTTTTATTGCTTTGGAGCAGGTCAAATGTATCGTATATTAGTACGCACAGACGGTGGGTTACAGGCTTCACAAGATATACCAGCTGCAACTGCATTTCGTGACACTATAAACTATATTATTTAATTTTGGGAAGGGTATTTATGGAAGAGTTGATAAGACACACATGGATGTTGTTCATTGATGTCCTTGAGAATTGGCCCGCGTTGGTTATTGTGTCTGGTATATTGAGCTGGGTGTATCGGAGGTTTTCGAAAAAACAGGAAGAACAATTAAAGCTTATTAGAATTGAAATTAAGCGAGTTGAACTCATGCAAGCAATAAATCATGACTACGGCTTACAAATTGCTAGCGGTATATTTGATGAGTATGTAGCGATGGGTGGAAATCACTATGCTCATGAAATATATGAACGATATAAAAAGGAGAAAGAAAAATGAATACATTTATCAAAGACATGTTAGAGCGTGCAATTAAAACATTTGCACAAGCGGCAATTGGCGCACTTGGAGCAGGAGCAACTGGACTGATTGGGATTGATTGGATCAATGTGATTTCAATTGCTGGATTTGCTGGGCTTGTTTCAATCCTTACATCGATTGCAAGCCTTGGAGTTGGAGACGACACAGCAAGTTTAGTAAAAACAAAAGAAGAAGGTGAATAATGACAAGTATTGAAAATATGATTGCTTGGATGGAAGCCCGTAAAGGAAAAGTAACTTATTCCATGACATCACGATTGGGTCCTAACAGTTACGATTGTAGCTCCTCAGTCTTTTTTGCTATGATTGCGGGTGGCTTTTTACCAGCAGGGTCAATGGGCAATACTGAAACGCTCTTTGCCATGTCAGGTAGTAAGCTTAAAGAAATCAGCCGTGCAGAAGTACGACGGGGTGATATTTTCATTGCTGGGACTCCTGGAGGCTCTGCGGGCTCAGATGGTCACACAGGTATGTTTTTAAGCAATGGCTCATTTATCCACTGTTCCTATACGCATAACGGCATTGCGGTTGATACCAATGATGCCTACATGAGTACACGTCTCACGCATCACTTTTACCGCATTGTGGGTAGCAACAGCACAGCAAATACAGATAATAAGCCCCAGATGGTCACTTTAAACATTGACGGTCAGTTTGGTTATGCGACAGCAAAACGACTACAAGAGTACTTTGATACAGCCGGTAAGGACGGGGTAATCAGTCATCAATATAAGCAAAAGTACAATCAAAATATTTATGCCGCTCAGTTTGATAACTCACTGACAGGTTCAAACGTAGTCAAAGCATTGCAAAAATTCTTAGGTATTGGTCAAGATGGTCTATTTGGTCAAGCTACTATAAAAGCTTTGCAAAAACACCTAGGAACAACTCAAGATGGTATTATTAGCCCCATTTCTGATTCTGTGAAGGAACTCCAACGGAGGTTGAATGCAGATAAAATATAAAATAAAAACTGTTAGCTTATAGTGGCAGCGAATAATATAAAGTGCTATAATTTACTTGTTGGAATGTTAAAAGACTCACAATGTATTTTATAGCATTTTTATCGAATATAAATGTGGTGTCTAGAAGAATATCTAGGAGGATGTTATGAAAAAAATAGTTTTAGGTACTTTAGCAGCGTTAGCATTTATAACTGGAGGAGTTATTAACGCACACCAAGTTTCCGCAGATACAGCGCAACTTCACGAAAGAATTTTTAGAATTTATAATCCAAATACGGGTGAACATTTACTTACACCTGCCGGATGGGAAGTTGTAGTTTTAGAGAAAGCAGGATGGAAAGCTGAAGGAGTTGCGTTTTATATACCTTTAACTGAACCTCCATACTCAGGATATCCAGTT